ATCAGCTATTTACAAGATGTGGGTCATTGTGCGATCGTGTGCGCAGGGTGCAATGATGCACAGGAAAAGGTGAGACAGTTTGAAAAAGGATCGCTATCTAACAGTTCGCCTGCCGCCAGCAGTTGAGGCTGAGCTGCGCAAAGTCGCAGAGGAACAGACACGCACGCTGGCCGGGCAGATTCTTCATTACATTCAGGAGGGGCTTCGTCGTGAAAAGGAATGATTGGCTTGCAGGCGCGTTCTGGTTCTGTCTGGTCTACGGCCTCGGCTACTTGGCACTGCTGACCGCGCCATGAAAGAAAAATGGTGGATCGTAGATGATGGTTTAGAGATGACCATCGTATCCAGCGGCGTAGAGCCGCTGCACGCCCGGCGTGGACCCTTCGAGTTTTATCTCGAGGCAGAAGAATGGGCGATCAGGTGGGAGCGCAAGCAGCGCGCTCGAGAAGATACGGCCTATCTGGTCATGCTCGGATGGGCGCTGTTTGCCGTGATCGGCTTTTTCTGGTGGGTTTTCACGTGATGTACTTTAAGCGGATAAAGCCTGAAAAGCTGAAGCGCCCCTCCACGACCAAGTTTCCGGGCGTGCCTAAATTTATGGAGTTGTTGCGCGAGCACAAGCCAGACCGCATTGCCGAGATGCTGAACGTAACGCCGCACACGGTGACCAAATGGGTCAAGATCCACGAGCTTGGCCACCTGCTGCCTGCGGCCAGCGGGTTCCACGCTGGATACCACAACCACCTCGCCTACAAATGGGCGAAGGTTCGATTAAGCAACGCGGAGGGCATCAACGGATGGTTCCGGCGGATAAATATCTAAACCGTCGCGGCGAGCGCAACCCGCGCGCCAAGCTGACCGAGAGCGACGTCAGATTGATCCGCCAGCTCCACCCGGAGCTGAGCTACCGGGCGTTGGCGGAAAAGTTTGACGTGAGCAAAAGAGCGATTGAGTCGATAGTGAAGCGGCAGACGTGGAGGCACGTAGCATGAACCTAGAAAAAATTATCCGAGGAGATTTGAAAATGCAAAACATAACTATAAATGGTGTTGAGTACGCTCCCGCTTCTAATCGTCCGACAGGCACTCGTGCTGTGGTCGTTGTAGATCGTGGATGGATCTTCTGCGGCGACGTGACTCGTGAGCACGGACGTATTCGTCTGAGCAGAGCCGTTCACGTTTTTTCGTGGCAGTCAATTGGTTTCGCCAAGATGGTCGAGACCGAAAAGGCAGACCTTCGCCCAATCGCGGACGTGGATATGCCTGAAGGCGCAGAGATTTTCTGCGTGCCCGTTTACGACGAGTGGGGACTGTAATGCTCTCATTCTTTCCTGTCGGCTACGGCGACGGCTACGGCTACGGCGGCGGCGGCGGCTACGGCAAAGGCTACGGCTACGGATACGGCGACGGCTACGGCTACGGCTACGGCGGCGGCTACGGCTACGGCGGCGGCTACGGCTACGGCAAAGGCTACGGCGACGGCTACGGCGACGGCTACGGCTACGGCTACGGCGGCGGCTACGGCTACGGCAAAGGCTACGGCGACGGATACGGCTACGGCTACGGCGACGGCGACGGCTACGGCTACGGCGGCGGCGATGGTCTAGAAACCGCAGAGAAAAGCAGGAGGAGAAGATAAATTATGACGATAGACGAAATCGAAGCTCTGATTTCAAAGCACGGCATCATTACGGCGCAGCCTTTGATGGATTTGGTGGTGACGGTGGTGTCAGAAGCTGTCGAAGCCGAGCGCGAGGCGTGTGCGAAGGTGGTAGAAAACCACTGCGGCGCATGGGATGACGAAGGCTACGCGTTAGCCCAAGCCATCCGCGCGAGGGGAGAGAAATGACCGACCCACGCGACCAGTTGCGCATGGCCATCTTCGATCTGTTCAGCGAGTGCAATAGCCTCTGTAAACAGGATCTGGACACAGGTACAGGCCAACGGGCAGCCAGGGTAGCGCTGCGTCGAATGGAACTGGCGGCAGAGAAGGTCGCCGAGCTACAGATCAGAATGCGGAAGTTTATTCAGGAGGCGGAAGGTGCGGACATTGACTGATGAGGACGTTCGGCTGATCGTCGAGCTGTTCAATGATTTATCGATCTCGGTAAAAGAGATCGCCGAAAAGTTCGAGGTATCACCATCGCTGGTTGAGGGAATCACGCGGCGGGAAGTTTACGTCGACGTTACTAAAAGGCTGAAGATTGAGCGCCGCCCGCGTGGAAGGCATAAGCTGGATCGAGAGAAGGTGCGAACGATCCGGGCGCTGAGATCTGAAGGCTGGACGATCCAGCGCATCGCGAACAAGTTCGCGGTCAGCTACCCGACCGTTTCCCAGATCCTTTCCGGGCGAACGTGGGCTTTTGTCGAATGAAGGTGAGGTAGTCCGCAGCCGCTTCGACATCCCAGAACGGCTTGATCTTTTCTGCCTCAACCCGCGCCGCTGGGTTCACAATAATTGAAACACACGGCGCGAGGCGCTTCGGTCTGAAGCCCTTTTCCTTAGCGAAGTCGTCGATGACTTTGTAGCCAGAAACCCTGAAAAGCCAGTGAGCCATGCCGTCAATGCTTGGCTCCACCCGAGCCTCGTCGACGTGCGTGTGTCCAGCGACGATCACGTGGTCCTTCCAGCCGAAGAGTAATTCGCGCTTCATCCCGTGCGTGTCGGAAAATTGACTTCGCCCCGGAAAGTCATGCCGGGCGTGAATGCGGATCTCCTCGCCGCTCTCCCAGCGCAGTGCGATCCTAGCGCCGTGCGCCTGCACGACACCCGTTCGACTCTGGTGCGTGATGAAGCGCAGCAGGTCCATGCCGTTGTTCCAGAGGTCATGGTTCCCGCCAACCACGAACAGGTTTGGACACAAACCAAACATCCACTCGGCCAGCTTCAGGCCGTCAGAGAATTTTGTGCTCTGGTAGGCGTACAGTCTCTGAAGTCTGCCCACCCAGTTGTTGGTGATGTCGCCAAGGTGGCCAGCGTAGAATCCGTCAGTGCCGCCCACGGTTTTAAGGTCTTGTTCCAACTGCGCTATATCGCAGTGGTCGTCGTCTAGGTGAGGATCGCCAACGAGGCAGATTCCTATCGGCTTCTTGCCGGTGACGGTTACTGGAATCAGCTTCGCCCAGGTCTCGTGATCCAAGGCCCGCGTCATGTGCGCCTTTTTGCGCTGCAGCAGCTCCTCAATTGACTCTTCTGTTTCGGGCTGTTTCTGAACGAACAGTCCCTCTGCTGGACGCTCTGGCAGAAGCTTGCGATCGCGTGCTACGCGCAGGCGGTTCTGTAATGTCGAGCGAGAGATGCCCAACAGCTCAGCCGCGCGAGCGGTGTTGTAGTCGCTCTGCTCGAAGGCTGCGACAGCCTCGGCGATGATTCGCCCAGGTAAGGGTTGCGCTGCCATCAGCGGGTGACCCCTGCCCTCTTCTCGTACGTGCGCAGCCCCCCTATTCCGAGCAGGCCTGACACAACAACCCAGAGGAATTCGGTATCAATGTCAGGAGGGGAGGGGACCCCATTCACCTGCGCCACCCACGTCAGCAGCGGCTGGAGCAGGCCGACATATGCAAACGCAGATCCGCCGACCCAGCCGAAGAACGGCCGCCAACCGGCGACGAATACGCTCGGATGCGCGGCCTCGCGGGCGTTGATTTCGAGCTGAGCGATGGTCTGCTTTAGTTCGCCCTCCATCGCCATGCGCAGAAAGTCAGCCTCGGCCTGACGGCGTGCATCGGCGTCCGGTATCAGCCGGTCGATGAGTGACTTGCCGACCTCGAGGAGGGGAGCGAGCAATAGTGGATTCAAGGATAGAATTTCCTGTTCAGCTCAAAATGAGGGCCATCCCTGAATGTTGTCCAATCGCCGCCCCAGATGATGGGTACTTTGTACTCCATCGCGGCATCTTTCATAGCGCCAGCGATTTGAGCGTACAACGGCCAAGACCAGTCAATTTGACCATCGACGTATGCGCCGAGATCGACTGCGTGGCCCGTGAGGTGTCGGGAGTTCATGGTCTTAGACGCACCGGCCTGCACCAGCCTCTTCTGACGCTCTGCCGTGCGCAGGCCCTCTAGCACGGTGAAATCCACCGGCGTCAGTTCAATAGCGCGATAGACCACTTTGACCAAATCCGGGTGAACGCCTTCGAGGCGTTCGATTGAGCGCGCGCCTAACTTAAAGCCCAATATTGATATAGTCACAGGCGATTGAGTTCCCGGTGGTCGATGCAAGTACCGTTCCGGCCGTAGTGTCGCGGATTTCTACCGTAAAAACAACAGTTTGCGCGCCAATCGTGCTAACCGTCCACGTTTTGGCCGTTGAGATCGTGAGCCACGTATTAACAGTTCCGGTCGTGAATGCACCAGCCGTTGGCGTGATGCGAATCTGATAGCTCGAACCAATGGCCGTTGTTGTCGGTGAGTACCAGCCGGGATCAGGCGTGATGTCGCCGTCTATAATGCTGCCGTTACCGACAACAGTCATGGTGCCGTTGGTGTTAGCAGTGACAGTCACCGTTGACGACCCGCCTGTGCCGATCGCCGAGTTGGTCGAAAGGAACTGGGTCAGGAACGGACCAGAACCACCGCCGCCCCCGCCAGTTCCGACAGCTAGAACGCGCGCACCGAACGACATCAGCCGAAGTCCTTTAGCAGCGTTGCATACCAGAATCCGGTTGCGGATCTATACGTCGCGACCAGCAGGTCGACATCGTTAGCGCCGGTCGACAGCACGCCAGCGCTTGCGCCTGGCCACTTGAAGCTGGCAGGCCAGGTCATGGTCCGGCTGCCGGTTGCGTCCTGAGTGATGAAAACATTAATCGTCTGTCCGTCTTTCAGGTTTGAAAACGTCATCGCCGTGGTGACGTTCGCTGTCATCGCAATTGTGTACACATTAGACAGCGCACAATCGATCGCCATAGCGGTTGCAGAGAAAGTCACAACAACCGGCGTGGTCTGTGCATTTCCAGTGAAGGTAGCGCCCGCAATGGTCGGAGCAGTAGCGAATACCGCCGCACCCGTGCCGGTCTCATCCGTCAGGGCAGAGCGCAGATTTGCGCTGGATGGTGTGGCCAAAAACGTCAAAACGCCAGTGCCCGCACCCGTCAGCCCGGTCGACACCGGCAAGCCCGTGCAGTTGGTCAGCGTGCCGCTTGCAGGCGTGCCGAGAACCGGCGCTACCAGCGTCTTATTCGTCAGCGTCTGCGTGCCGTCCGTCGTGACAACCGTCCCGGTCGTGCCGGTCGAGGTCGCGGCCGAGAACACCAGCGCGCCAGTCTTATCGTTTACCCGAATGCTATAATCGGAATTCACGAACAATCTTGCAGGCGATCCAGAGTACACCGGATAGCCACCGCTCGTTCGGATCGGCTGCGCGGCTGCAATCGTCAACGCGGAGTCGAAGTACACCGCAATCGGGTTCGCAACCGGGTCGAGGTTAGCGGTCCCGACGTAAATATATCCGTCCTCTAGCGCCACCCCGTCGTCGTCGGTGAAGAGAGGGTACGGAGATTCGATGATGATGGCGGGCATTTATTTTTGCTCCTGTTTCGGCTTGATAGGCTCGTCATCGACAAGGCCTTCAGTCCAAGTCCATTCAGGCATAAGCCCGGTTTTCTGGTCTGCAAATACTGTATCTTCAACCTTGGCTGTGCGATTAGTCTCGCCATATGGTCCAAAGTTCAACCAGCTATTCTGTCCGCGCGTCTCGCTTGTAAGTGCTCCGAGAGCAGACCCAGTAAATTAATTACTCCGGTTGCTGCTGGGTTTTTTTTGTGGAATCTTCTGAACGCAACGCCGATCTAAGCCAGTCTATTCTGGCATTCAGTGATTTAGGAAGCTTCGCAAACTTTGCAAAAGTTCTAAATTCTTGGCTATTCGCGGCTTGCTTTAGAGTGTCTTCGCTGACTTCTGTTTTTGTTGCAGCTTGAATTGCCAGCTTTTGAAAATCTTCGCTTGCAAACAATTTCCCAGCCGCTTTTACCGCATCAGAGTTCGCGCGGGTCATGAAATTTATGATATCAGGCGCAAAAAAACCGGCGGCCGGGAACATGCTGGCAACACCAGTGACCGCGCGTTGCGCCATGGTTTTTTGCATCACCTTGCCAATAATGCCTTCCGATTTTAGTGACTCTACAAGCGCCTGATTCGCTTTGCCTGTGGTCAAAACGTTGGCGCGAGCGTCTGTGATTCTTTTAGATACTTCGTATAAGTCACGGAGAACAACGTCTGCTTCCGGCCCTAAAATTTCGACAACTTTTTTATAGACAGGCGGGTTCGCTCGCAATCCTCGGTAAGTTTTTGCAAACTCTGAAAACCCAAACGCGCCATCTTGTCCCGCCCTACTTGAACTAGATACGGCAGCAATAGCGGTTGCAATAGTTTCTTTTTGTAGCTCTTGCGGAACGACTTTCATCAGCTTGTTGAACTGCGCCGCATCGCCTTTAGACGCAGACTTAATTGCAGACTGCATCAGATTAGCGACGCTTCCGTCTATTTCTTTCCCAAAAGCGCCGACGATTCTTTTCTCTAAGGCCTTCTTTTTTGCCGTTAAAAGGTTGGCAGCCCGAAGCTCTCTGCGCACCGCTTCTCCAGCAATGCTGCCAACGTTTGTCAGTTGATCTTCAGCTAGAGCGGCGTACAAGCGCTTCAGAGATGCGGCGTCCATGTTTCCGTATGGCGATTCCTTGCCCGACACGGCCTGACCTATCAGGTTTTTCTCGCGTAGCAAACGGCCATAGGTTGCAGTTGGGTCTGTTGCCAACTCGTAGAGCTTTTTCTCTTGCGACGTCAAGCCTTTCTCGCCAACCTCGGCCATCACTTCGTCCAGAGTCTGGCCCAAACGCGGAAACTGCACGGTCGAAGTTTTTGGGATGGCCTCATCAACGCGCTTGTAGATCGCGCTGGATTCTTTCGCCAGTTGATCCTGTGTTCCTTTGAGGTTGTCCAGGATTCGCTGCGACGTAGCGCCTGGCGCAACCCGTCCTTCTATAAAAGCAGCATCAAATTGCTGGACAACCTCGTCTGCTCGATTTATGGCATTTGCCAATGTTGTTTGCCACGCGGCTTCGGCTTCTCCACCGGCTTGTGATCTAGTCAAACCAACAGCGGCCCTGATTTGCGGGTTATCGCTAAAAACATCGAACGGGAGATCAAGCCCTAATCGCTCTGCCGCAGCTCTTGCGTCTGTATTAACCTGCGCGGCATCTGCTAGCTTCGCTTTTGCTGTCGAAGATCCAATGCCCTCGCTGGATGCCTTACGAACCAATGCGCCCAACTCGTCAAAAGCGGCTGTCGTTTCAGCTACTGTTGAAGCCGCAGTTGTCGGCACTTCAGGTTGTTGTGCAGCAGGCATTCCCATGCGCTGCATTTGTTGCTCTGGAGTCAAAGCCTGGAATTGCTGTTCTAGCGCCTGAACGGCTGCTGGCGACTCTGGACCAACAGACGGCTCAACTCGAGCAGGAGAGACGGTGCGTGTTGATATTCCAGCAACCGGAACGACAGCTCTGGCTGCCTGTGCTGTGGCTGGACCAGTAAGAGCCTGCAGACCGGCTCCAACAGGCACCGGCGCAAGTTTCGCCTCTGCCGCCAGCTCGCCGACTGCCTGCAGCGCCTCTTGCGCCATCTGTGTGCGCGGCGCATAAGTGTAGCGTTCAAGGCCTTGCATTGCGCGCTGCGCCATCAAATTGCCGCCGACGCGCGTGCCGTAGGTGCCGTTGCGAATGGATTCAATCAGGCCCGCCGTTGTTCCAGCGGCAAGGCCAAGCAGTCCTGTCGTCGCGCCAGTTCCAACAGCGGTTGCAAGTTCAAGCGGCGCGGTAATGGCTTGCGGGATCGACTGGCCAATGAACTCGCGCTGCGGAGCTGGCGCGACAGCTGGTGCGGCAGGCATATCAGTTGCCGCAAGAGCTTGTTCTTCTAATTGTTGAGCTTGCGCCTGCTTCTGAGCATAAGCGGCCTTAGCTGCCTGCCATATCTGCTCAATTGTGGCGTTGTCTGGCCCTTCTATTTCAAGAACAGACCCATCTGGCGCTTCTACTTCATAAATTGCCATATTTTACGGATTCCGAAGTCTGAAGCCTTCTGGCATTCCGGGCGTTGGTGCTGGGCTGAATGCGCCTGGGGACATTCCGCCTCTCGGCTTTTCTTCTTGTTGTGCGGCCGGCCGCTCTTCTTGCGGTTCTTGTGGAGGAACCCCGAGAATTTTTCGGTATCTTTCTGATCCGGCGCTCATGATAGATTCAATATTTCTTATGTTTGATAACAACTGCCCTGGGCTTTGTCTCAATTCAAGACTTCCAAGCAAAGATTCCAACCGCGCGCCTTCGCTTTGTGTTAATGCGCCAAGACCTCGCATTTTTTGAACCTGAGACATAAAAGTCTGTGATTTCAGGGTGTTAATTTTTTCCTGAAAATCGGCGGTTTCTTCCGACAGCGTTAGTGTCATTTGATCTACAGGGCCGGTTGCGTTCTCAATGACCCTAGCCGGCGTCTGAAGAATCGATTTTATGTTGCTAAGACCAACAGACAAATCCGCATATGCTGATTCATTCGCAAATCGAGCGTCGTTTACAGCTTGGTCACGCTTGCGCTCTGCTTCTGAAATTTTTAGCTCTAGTTCCCTCTGCTGTAATTCGTCCGTCGTCCTTTTGCGGTCGGCTTCAAGAACGGCAATTTCTTGATTAGCTCGCTGAACGCCCATGTTTTGCTGAATCTGAGCGATGTCCCAGCCTGCTTTTGCAAGATCAGCAGCGGCCTTCGATTCTGCAAATCTAGCGGTAACAGCAGCGGTTTCCGCTTTTGATCTTGCTTCGTCTGTCGTCGCCATTTCTCTGGCCGACAAGTACGGAGCAGCCACTAGCTTTTCAAAGTCCTTTGGGTTGATTGTTGATAGAACGGCAGACAGTTGCCCTTGGACAATGCTTGGGTCTGTGTCCAAAGCGCCACGCATTGCCTGCAGCCCAGAAACATCACCGCCGCTGTTTTGTGCCGCTTCAATTTGCTGGTCTACAATCATTCGAGCAGCGCCAACATCGCCTCTGTTAAGTGCGTTTAGGGCTTGCGATCCGATCAGGAACTCATTTTTTTTCTGCTGATCGTTCATAGCGGCAGCTTGTTCTCTGAACGATCTTCCTTGCTCTGGATACATTGCAGCAAGATCAAGCCACGCCTGCGGATTGCGGCTTTGCATGGCTTTTTGCAAATCGGCTTTGTACTTTTCGCGGAGGGCAACTGCCTCCTCTTCCTGCTGCCGCTGCTG